AGTATCCCGGTGTTGTCGCTGCTAATCGCTATGCCGTCTGTTGCGTTACCCGCTTTAATAACTGATGCCATATTCGCCTCTTATAGAACAACCCAGCGCGAACCGCTAGGCACAGTGACTGTGACGCCGTTGTCAATCGTAATCGGACCTGTAGTCATTGCATTGTAGTTTGTGGTGATGGTATAGCTTGTGGTGACAGTCTGACCATTCTGGAAAAATATCTGATCTGCCCCGCCACCGGTAGCGCCACCACCCAATGCACCCCATGACGATCCATTGTTTCCTTCGAATCGACTAAATGAGGTGTTATAACGAATTGCACCTTGCCCACCAGCTTGCTGCGCTGTGGTTCCTACTGGAATAACCAAACTACCTGTACCGCCAAACGTACTATTACCCGCTACGGTCAAAGCACCACTCAAATCCAAACTGCCCAAATGATCAAACTGGTAGGTGACATCCACCGCATCGTTGAATATCAGTGCAGTCTTGCCATTCGGGATGGTGACGCCTGTTCCAGCAACAATCACCCGAATGCTTTGACCGCCCGTAGTGCCGTTCTTGACGATGTAGTTTTTGGTAATCGCAGGGACAATCAGGTCTCTCGTTGTGGTCAAGCTGACGCTGGACGCAAGGTTCAGAAATACCGCACGAGCATCCTGAGCCGCATTTGAGTTGCTGATAGTTAACGTCTTGTTGGCATCGGTAGTGAACGTGACCGTAACTCTGCCAACAATCGCCTGTTCCAACGCCGTACCAAGGTTGGTATTGGTAGTGGTTCCCCAAGTGCCAACCTGCTCACCAAGTGCGATGAGTTCTATCTTTAGGTTGGTTGAGTATGTGGATGGCATATTACTTTCCTCTTACAAAATAATTAAATAACCACCCATCGGGAACCGTTAGCAACCGTTACCGTAATGCCATTGGCAACAGTAATCGTTCCTGCACTCATGCCGTTATAACCAGAGGCTACCGTGGTGTTTATATTAACAGTGTTGGAATTTAAGTAAATAGCCGCTGACCCTGCTCCACCATAGACTGCGTTGCCCTCATCCTCATAGGTTGACTTGCTTGCAGGGTAGGTAACAAAGACATCTTTGGTTCCTGCGGAGAAGTTAACCTTCGACCCACTGTTGGAAGACTCCAGCACCGTGTCTCTAGACAAGGTTGTGCCGCTGGAGGTGTACGTTCCAATACCCACTTCCCACTCATTCGTTGCCTGTCCAGCAATTGTGTAGTAGGTGGTGTTGCCGTTCCCGATGACTGAAAACGATTGAAAGCCTGTGACAGCCCCCGCAAGCGTGATCGTCCCTGTACCAGCAGTGGTCGTGGTTTCTCGGACTCGATCTTTAACGACAAGTGGCATATCAGTTTGATGTCTTTATGACATTCCAAGTGGTTGAGTCAGACGTATTAATTACCGACCATGTACCGCTGCTCTGCGCGTTAATTACATTCCATGTCACCGACTGACTGTCGTTGATCAGGTTCCACAAGAGCGTCCCCAAGGCGCTGTCAGACGCCCTTGCCAACTCGGCTATGGAGCCGCCATAAATCAACAGGGTGGATGTTGTTTCTGAACCTGACGCGCCTTCATTGATCAGTGCGCCAATATCAATAGCACCACTAATCAAGTCAGATGCGGCAGCATCTTCCGACAGGCTAACAACAAAAATCGTTCCGGCAGAGGGCTGATCCGATGCCGTAGCGGTTTCGTCAATGAGTGTCGGGAATGCAAAAGAACTAACAATCTCATCCGAAGCGGTGACGGTTTCGCTGGCAGTTGCGGCAAATGTTGCTAGTACGGAAGCTAACTCAGAAGCCGTGGCAGATTCGGAAATCAAACCACCAAAATCAATCAGAGCCGAAACCTGTTCGGAGCCTGTTGCTGCTTCGTTTAAACTTCCTCCGATGATGATCGAGCCAGAAGCCTGATCTTGTCCCAAAGACTGCTCTGCTACAGCCGCATTAAATACCACGCCGGACGAAGCCGAATCGGATGCCGTCGCCGTTTCGCTGATCGTTGAAACGAAGACCACTCTCGCAATCACCGTTTCCGATCCCGTTGCAGTCTCGGCAATAGAAGAAGCAAAGTCAATCGAAGCTGCCGCCGTATCAGCGGCAGTAGCGGAGTCAACGATTGACCCTGTGAAATCAACCGACCCTGAAACGCTTTCAGAGCCTGTGGCTAACTCAATGACAGAAACCGCATAAACGACCTGACCGCTAGTCGAGTCAGCGCCAGTAGCGCTTTCCGAAATGACGCCTTGGAAAACAACTGTTGCGGAAATGGAATCTGCTGCCGTAGCAGTTTCGCTCAACGAAGAGGCGAACGTAGCCAACGCATTCAGCGTCTCTGATGCGGTCGCGGCTTCAGAAATCGTTACCGCATAAACAGCGCCAGCAAGCGATGAATACGGAGCGGTCGCGTAGGGCAGCAGTCCAAACACGTTTAAACGGCTTCTAGCTGAGATTCTTCAAACCAACGCTGCTGCTTTAACCCAGCCTCATCAGTCCATTCCAGCAGGTAAAAGAAAGTGCCGTCTTCGTCCATGCGAAGTGCGACTACCGGTCCTTGGGGGGTGACAGCGCTAACCTTTACGTTCTGCCCTTTGGTGTATTTCGTTGCCATATTTGCTCCTTATGCTGCGTCTAGGCTGAAGGTGTAAGTGACGTTCAGGGTGTCACCAGAAACAACAGCGCGGTCTCCCGGCGACTGGAAGTCAGAAGCCGAGAACAGAATGCCGGTTGTGCCGCCCTTGGTGTTATTGCTAGTCAGGAATGCGCCAGCAATGGTTGCAGTGCCGTTGATGGAGAACACAGCTACAGAAGCCGAGTTGCTAATTACCGAAGGGTCTGCTGTGGTTGCTGCACCAAAGCTACAGGCAGGACGGGTAGATTGGCTGTATGAAGTGTTTTCAGTCCAGCCAGCGTGGGTAGCCATCGTGTCACCCGGATCAATCGTTGTGCCAGCACCCGGACCCGTAATCAGACCAAGATACCAAGTGGCGGTATAGCCCGACCCCGAGAAGTATTTGTCGTTCATGTCCTTTAAACCGACATTCACCACAAGGTTCTTGGACTCCTCTTTCCATTTCAAATTGCCTTCTTTGTCATAGCACTCAACAAAGAACACACCGCCTCCGCGAGCGCCCTCTTGATTGCCGCCACCGGTCGCCACTTGGGCGCTGATCTTATCGGTGGACTTTGCCTTGTTTTTGATCATTGCTTGCTCCTTAAGAAATCCGAATCAAAGCCGAACTGCTGGTATTGGCAGGAAACTGCACCTGAAACGTTGTGGTTGATGTCCTGTCAGCACCAAAGTCCAAAACACAAATTGCCGCTCCACCGTTTTTGTAGATCAGCGCACCACGGGCTGTGAAAGCCCCGCTCCACGACACATCGCCAAAATCAATAAACGACACGCCATCAGAGATTGAAACAGACGGAGTAATGACTTCTCCTCCTGCTGTATACCCGCTTGCCGACACCTCGCCATCTGTGGTGTATGCCGAAGTAGTCTGATCCAAGGTTGCAGCGTTCGTATAGAGCGCAATCTTGAATACGTCGGTTGTGCCGGTAGCAAAATCAAAATCCGCGCTGGCAAGTCCCAGTTTAAACGTGTTGCAGGTGTAATTGCCGGTGAACGCCATTACTTGACCTCCATCCGGTATTGCCCTGATCTGTAGGCGTCTTGACGCTCCATGCCATCGCCCAAACGCTTGGCAAGCATCAATGCTTCGTTGTAGCGACCCATGTAGAGATTGACAACATCCACCTCTGATTTCATAAAGGATGCCGCTTCCATCATCGCGCCATACAGCAGCACCGAATCAAAGTTGTCGCCCAACCATGTCTGACCACTAGATGCCGTAGTGATCGACTCAGGGTAGTAGTAATAGTGCAACTCAACGCTATAAGCCGCATCCGGCGTTGGTCCCAAGAGGAACGTCAACTCATTGGTGATGACGGGCGGGATGTTGTTGGTCGTGGTCGGTCCGAATAGCGCGTAGTAGTAAGGCTTCCCGGTATCGGTTGGGCTAGGGAAAGACTCACGAATAAAGTTCACATCCTTGTTCAACAAATACAAGTATTCACCGGAAGTTGGGTCAATTACCGCAATAGAGTAAACCGCCAAAAAATCGCCCGGAGAAGACAAGTATTTGTTGTTGGTGGTAGTTGTGCCGGTAACGTTCTTGCGAAGCGAAGGGAACTGAACTGAGTTATAGATGCGCTGCTCTGCCTGTTGGACAAAGGTCGCAATCTGATCATCAGAGGTCAAGCCCCCAGCGCCGACCGCCTGCGGGAAATCGTTCTCGCAGTACGCCTTGATTCGCGCCTTCAGTTCAGTGTAATTCACCGATTACCCCATCTTGGTGCTGTGACCAACGCCTTTGCTGGTGTTCTTCGTGCCGCGAGTGCGCTGAGTCTGCGTATTCGGGATGGCATTCGGATAGCCAGTGTTTGGGGTTGGCTGCGTGTAAGGCTTAGGCTGGACGTACTTACCGCATGGGTCAGCAGTCTCAGCCGGGAAATATTCGAACTTGTCGGTATTCATTAGCCACCCCGCGAAGTAGAACGTTGGTTCATAGTGCGAGCGAGGTTGCGCCCGTACTTCTTCATTGCCTCGGAAGTCACGCCGCCTTTGGCGTAGCCTTTGCCATGCATGGATTTCTCATGCTTCTTGACTTCCTGCTTGGCGATCTTCTTCATCTTGCCAGTTTCCATTGATTGCTCCTATGTGGTTACTACCGTCACTGTACCTAATTCAATCCCAAGGACAAGATTGTTTGGGGTCAATCCATCATCATTTGCCCTCGAC